ACTGGCCCGGCACCGCGGGGCCATCCGCTCCTGCGGCTATGCCCCCGCCAACAGCAGCAACCGATCGCCCAAAGTGCTCTGGGAGCAGGCCCGTGGCTAAACCCGACGGCATCAACCTCAACAACGGCCAGACTGCCGTAGCGTACGCAGACAGGGGCGCAGAGGCCACTGTGCGGGCCGTGGAGCGCGCCAAACGGGAGGGGAGTCACAGGGGTAGGCAACCCAAGCCCCCGGTCGCCAGAGAGCCGTTTGCGCGGTCTGGCGAGGCTATGCTGGAGCTCACCGCCATCATGGGCTATCCGCCGGCTGTGATCCCGTCCCTGGGCGCCGTCACCTACCGGCACAAGAACTTCGCCCGGGAGGAGGACGACGAACCGTCAGCGCCGGTTCCCAAAAAGGCACGGGCGACAAAGGAGGAAATATACCGGGTAGTGGACGGCGTACAGCAGCGATGTTGTGCGATGTGCAAGGAGTGGCGCCCGCTGGAAACGGCATACCGGCGGCGCAAGGATCACGGCCACGGAACCTATTCGTCCGAGTGCAAGCTCTGCGAGAAGAGCAGGCGCCGCGACTACTACTACCGGACGCGAGTGTGATCACGGACGCACAAGTGGAGTCGGCGCTCGACTACCTGCGCGACAACGCCACTGCCGACGCCCAGGCTCGGGCCGACGCCGTCTATCTGGCCGAGTGGATCAAAAGCGAGCGGGCAAGGCTCACCACCGCCCAAGCCGGGTTAAGCAACGCTGCCGCCAGAGATGTCGCCGAGTCTCACCCCGAGTACCTGCGGGCGCTGTCTGCCTACAAAGCCGCCGTTACCGAGGACTTCCGCCGCCGCTTCCTTCGTGAAGCTGCTGCGGCACGGATCGAGGCGTGGCGCACCCAATCTTCCAACGAACGAGCCCAGAGGATCTGATGCCAAGCATTGAAATGCTAGTAGGTACTTTTTTTATCGGTGTTTTGCTCGGAATGGTTGGCATTGGCATTGGGATGGCGTACGAATGGATTCGCTATCGCCGTGATAAACGCAGGTTTTTGCGGAGGATCTAGCCGTGCAATATGCCGAAGACTCTGCATCGCCAGCCATGCTGCAACCCCCATTCTGCTGCGAGTGCAAGCATTACGAGCCGGCACCAGAGAACCGGCCCGACGTAGATCCGCAATGCCGCCGGGGCGTCACCTACGGCCGCCACGCCGTCCCCACCCCCTCCATCGTCACCATGCGCGATCCGCATTGGTGGGGCAACGTCGGTTGCGGCCCCGACGCCCAATACTGGGAGCCGGCACCGTGACCAAGGTCGTCAACGACTCCAAGGCCGTGACCCCCATGTTCGCCCGCTCGGTCGCCCGGGCCATGATGGTCAAGATCACCAAGTACCGCGCCCCCCACGCCATCCTCTGGCACAACGGCGAATTCGTCATCCGCCGCGTCACCCCAGCCCACCGCATCGACTTCCCCGAGTGGTGGAACGACTCATTCCGCTACATCCTCGTCGGCATCTACGACCGCCGCGCCATCCTCGAGGACGTGGCCGACGACATCCTCTCCGCCTATGCCGGCGAGTACGCCTCGCCGCGCAACAAAAAGCAGCCATCCGCCGCCTAGCAAAAGCAATTCCCCCGCACTACTCTCCGCTCCAGTTCAGCCCTAGGAGCAGAGGATGAAAAAGCAAAAAGGACCGCCGCCCATGCCCGGGAAAAAGCAACCCGGCAAGGGCAGGGGCTGCTGACCAAACTAGTCGGCAATAGTCATGCCACGCGGATTCAAAGCGGGCGGTCGAACCAAAGGAACGCCCAACAAAGCAACCGTCGACGTGCGCGAGGCCATCGCAGCCTTCGCGTCCGCCAACGTGCACAAGATGGGCGAATGGCTCGACGCGATCGAAGACCCGGCCAAGAAGATGGACCTCTACCTGCGCGCGATCGAGTACCACGTCCCCAAGCTCGGCCGCACCGAGCTCACCGGCCAGAACGGCGCCAAGATATCGATCGTGATCGATGGAGCCTGACCTCGGCGTCCGCTACAGCTACGGGCCAGTTCCCACCATTCGGGACTTTGCCCGTAGCAACGCCGAGATCCGCGGTCTTCTTGGACCGTTCGGCAGTGGGAAAAGCAGCGGCTGCGTCATCGAAATCCTTCGCCGCTCCATCGCCCAGCCGCCTGGGCGGGATGGCGTGCGCCGCACCCGCTGGGCGTGCGTCCGCAACAGCTACCCGCAACTGCGCGACACGACGATCAAGACCGTGCACCAGTGGCTGCAGCCGGGCATCCTCGGCGAGTGGCGCGCGAACGATCACACCTTCCTGCTCAAGGTCAACGACGTGGAAGCGGAGATCATGTTCCGCGCCCTCGACCGCCCCGATCAGGTCGGCAACCTGCTCTCGCTCGAGCTCACCGGCGCGTGGATTAACGAGGCGCGCGAGATCGACTGGGCGATCGTGCAGGCGCTCTACGGCCGCTGCGGGCGCTTCCCGCGCCAGCAGGACGGCGGGGCCCTGTGGTCGGGCCTCATCCTCGATACCAATCCGCCGAGTGACGATAGTTGGTGGTTCAAGCTCTTCGAGATCGACAAGCCACCCAACGTGGCTCTGTTCCGGCAACCCTCGGGTCTGGCGCCTAGCGCGGAAAACCTGCCCAACCTAAAGCCGGGTTACTACGAAGGGCTCACCGCCATCAACTCGGTGGATTGGTGCCGCGTTCACGTCGAGGGCCGCTACGGCTACGTCCAGGACGGCAAGCCGGTCTTCCCCGAGTACCTCGACGAAACGCACTGCACCGACAAGGCCGAGTTCATCCCCGGCGCCACCGTCTACCGCGGCTGGGACTTCGGGCTCACCCCAGCGTGCGTGTTCAGCCACCTGACCGCATCCGGGCGCTGGCTCGTGTTCGACGAGCTCGTCGCCGACAACGTCGGCATCGATCGCTTCTCCGATCGCGTCTTGCAGCGCATGGCCGAGCGCTACCCCGGCGCCAAGTGCGAGGACGTGGGCGACCCGGCCGGCGAGCAACGCGCCCAAACCGACGAGAAGACCTGTTTCCAGATCCTGCAGGCCAAGGGCATCCTGATCAGCGCCGGGCAGCAGGACTTGGCGATGCGCCTGGAGAGCGTCAAACGGCCACTGGGGACGCTGGCTGAGGGCAAGCCCACCTTCGCCCTCCACCCGCGCTGCGAAACGCTCAGGCGCGGCTTCCTGGGCCGCTACCGCTATGCGCGGATGCAAACCTCCGCCGAGCGGTACACCGACCAGCCCGAGAAGAACGCCTGGTCCCATTGCTTCGTCGCCGGGACGATGGTGGCGACGCCCAAGGGCGAGCGCGGCATCGAAACCCTGCGCGTTGGCGACCGCGTGCTGACGCCGGCAGGGGCGAAGCGGATCACCGCGACGATGTCGAGCGTGGCCGGCGACCTGATCGACCTCTCGTTCTCCACCGGGCGCGGGTTTGTGTGCACCAAGGACCACCCGATACATACCAGCAGGGGCATTGTGTTGGCCGATGCGTTACAATACGATGACGTATTGTTATCCATCGGAGAGAAAACATGGTACGACCCAGCAAGTGGCCGGTGCAGGAGTTCAACGGCGTCAGGTACTACCGCAAGCCGCCTGGCTATTACAAGGGCGATGGCCGCGGCGGCAAGCACAATGAGTACATGCATCGCGTCGTTTGGGCGTTTCATCACGGGCCAATTCCCGACGGTTGCCACATACACCATCGGGACGGTGACCGTAGCAACAATGACATCGCTAACCTCGAGTGCATGGCCGGCGGCGATCACGCTGGCAAGCATGGCCGGGAGAAACTTCCCAAGGGATCGGACCTCGCCAAGCGTCACATGGAGCAAATTCGGCCCGCGGCTAGTGCGTGGCACGGTTCCGCACAAGGTATCGAGTGGCACCGCGAACACGGCAAGGCGACCTGGGACGGGCGCGCAACAGAGCGCAGGAAGTGCGCCCACTGCGGGAAGAGGTACGCGGCTTTGGTCGGTACTGCGAGGCGCGGTTTCTGCTCTCCTGCCTGCCAATCTGCGGCGCGGCGAGCCAGCGGAGTCGATGACGAGCAGCGAACATGTGCCGTTTGCGGCGCCGCCTTCACCGTCAACCGCTACAGTAAGACCCGGTCCTGCGGGACCGTCGCTTGTCGAGAAGCGCTACGTCAGCGCGCCATGCGCGCGCGTATATGACCTGACCGTAGAAGACGCACATTGCTTCTACGCTGCCGGCGTCCTGGTGGGCAACTGCCACGACGCCCTGCAGTACGTCGCCACGCGCCTGTTCGGGCAGGGACTGCGCACCTATCACCAGCCGACCGAGCGCCGCGAGCGCTACGGGCGCCGAGCCGCGACTGAGGGATCATGGATGAGCGTGTAAAGGACGAGTACACCCGCGACCCCGACGAGGTGGTGGCACTGGTGCAGAAGCGCTGGAAGGAAGTGCGCGACCACTGGTCTGATTGGCGCACCGAGGCGAGACAATCCTACGACATCGTCGCCGGCCGGCAGTGGGACGAGGACGACCTCGAGCTTCTCAAGCAGCAACGCCGGCCGCCGGTGACGTTCAACCGGGTCGCGCCGACCATCGACGCCGTCTGCGGCAGCGAAGCGCAGAACCGGCAGGCGATCAAGTACCAGCCGCGCGGCATGGAGGACGTGGGCGTGGCCACGCTGCTCAACAGCGCCGCTGCCTGGGTGCGCGATCGCAGTAACGCCGACATCGAGGAAAACGAAGCCTTCCGCGACAGCTTGATCTGCGGCATCGGCTGCACCGTCACCCGTGTCAGCTACGCCAGCAACCCCGATGGCGACATCGAAATCGAGCGCCAGGATCCGCTTGAGGTTTACGCCGACCCGGCCAGCCGCAAGCGTAACTTCGTCGATGCTCGCTACGTCATCGCCGAGCGCTGGATCAGCGGCCCCGACCTGCAAGAGGAGTGGCCCGAGCAGGCCGGCGAGCTTACCCAGGAGTCGCGCGGCGCCGACCAGCCGTCAAGCCCGGTCGACGCCAACGAGCAGGACTACCAGGACGATACCAACGCGCACTATCGGCCGCGCACCAACGAGTACCGCCTGATCCAGTGCGAGTGGCGCGAGCCGCAGACCTACTACCGGGTGCTGGATCCGCAGACCGGCAAGGTGGTCGATGTCGATGTCAAGCGCTGGGCCGAGATCACCAAGGCGATGCAGGCTACCGGCGTGCCTCCGCCCCGGGCAGTGAAGGCGCGCAAGTGGTCATGGCGACGGGCGATCGTCTGCGGCGAGGTGCTGCTCGACGACGGGCCCGCGCCGTGCGATACGGGCTCGAGCTACAAGTTCATCACCGGAGTGAGGGACAGGAACGAGCGCATTTTCTACGGGCTGGTGCGGTCGATGAAGGATCCGCAGGATTGGGCTAACAAGTGGCTCAGTCAGATCATGTCGATCATCAACAGCAACGCCAAGGGCGGGATCATCTGGGAGGCCGGCGCGTTCGACAATCCCGGCGAGGCCAAGAAGGAATGGGCCAAGCCCGACGCATGGGTGCGCGCGTCCCCTGGCGGCATCGGCAAAATCCAGCAGCGAGCCCCGATCACCTATCCGGCCGGGCTGGACAACCTGATGCAGTTCGCGGTGAGTTCCATCCGCGACGTGACCGGCGTCAATCTGGAGATCCTTGGCCTCGCCGATCGGCAGCAGGCCGGCGTGCTGGAGTCGCAACGCAAGCAGGCGGCGCTGACCATCCTGGCCGGCTGGTTCGACGCCTTGCGCGCGTATCGGCGCGAGCACGGGCGGATGCTCTACCAGTTCATCCAGAAATACCTTGCCGACGGGCGCTTGATCCGCATCGACGCCGAGAACGGCCCGCAGTATGCGCCGCTGGTGCAGATGGACGAGACGCTCGAGTACGACGTGATCGTCGATAGCGCGCCGGCCAGCGTGAACGTCAAGCAGCAGACCTTCGAGACGCTGCAGGCGTTCCTACCCGCGGCGCTCAAGATGGGCATGCCGGTGCCGCCCAGTGTGCTCAAGTACCTGCCGATCCCCGAGTCGCTGGCGACCGAGTGGCAGCAGATGCTCGGTGGCGACAACATCCCGCCGCAACTGAGAGAGCAGATCCAGCAGGGGCAGCAGCAGATCGCCCAGATGGGGCAGGCGCTGCAGCAGCGTGATCAGCAACTGCAGAAGATGCAGGCCGACCTGATGCGATCGCAACTGGCGCTGGACGCCGCCAAGGCTCAGGGCACGATCAACGCCCAGGACGCGCAGGTCAAGACGCTAGAGACGACCATCAAGGCGCAGGAGGTCAAGGTCAAGGAGTTCGAGGCCGAAACGGAGCGGCTGCGCTTGGCGCTCGACGCGCAGAACGCCGATGACACGCGGGAGATCACGATGGCAAGCGAAAGAGACAAGACGGCGGCGTTGCTGGAGCAGGTGCGCATGCTGCTCGAGAAGCCGGTCGAGTTCAAGCAGCGTGGCGAGATGGAGCAGATCGTGTCTCAGGCGATCGCGCCGATGGCCGAGCAGATCATGGCGATGGTGCGCGCCGAGCTCAACAAGCCGAAGACGCTCGAGTACGGCAACGACGGGCTGGTAGTGAGCATGAACGGACGGCCAGTGGTGCGCGCACCCGATGGTCGCATCGTCGGCATTCAATAAAGACAGGAGAACGAAATGGCACTGTTGACCCCCAACCAGGGCGAGGCGATTGCGCTCGGTGCGTTGCTGAACAAGACCGCGCCGCAGGATCTTGACCTCTGCTTGTACAAGAACGATTACACCCCGGTCGAGGGAACTACCGAGGCGAACGTGACTGCGGCAGATTTCACTGGCTACAGCGTGATCCAGTTGACGGCGGCAAGCTGGACGATTACGGAAGGAGCGCCGACCAGCGCCGCCTACGCGCAGCAGACATTCACCTCGAGCGCTGGGTCGCAGAATCAACCGATCTACGGCTACTACATCAAGCAGCGGACGAGCGGAAAACTGGTGTGGGCCGAGCGCTTCTCGGACGGCCCGTACACGATCACCAACAACGGCGACAACATCAAGATCACGCCGACCATTACTTGTGATTGATCGTGCATGAACCGCAGCACTGGCTCGACGACCTTATCCTGCTGATGACGCTCTCGAGCATCAGTTGCGAGTTCGACGCCGGCCAGCGGTGCGAGATCAAGCTAGAGATCGACGGCGCGCACGGCATTGAAGGCGAATTGCGCCTGCGCTGCACGCCGGCTATGGCCGAGGTGCTGAAGCTGGGCGATGTGTACGGGGCGCATTTGAGGAGATTGTGATGGCATTGACGACTGAGCAGAAGGCGACACTGAAGGCGGCGATTCTGGCCGACGCAGTGCTGGCCGCATTCCCGGCGGGTTCCGATGGCGCTTACGAGATCGCGGCGCTGCTGAACCAGCAGGCATCGCCCGACTTCATCGTATGGAAGTCGAGCGTGTCGGTAGACGAAATCATGCGCAATGGAATGGACTGGGCGCGCGTGGACAACCTCACCGTCGGCAAGGCGCGGATCTGGGATTGGATGACGCGGCTTGGTACGCTTAACGCCAGCAAGGCCAACATCCGCGCCGGGATCGACGCGGCGTGGGTGGGCACGGCCGCGGACCTCGCAGTGCGGGCGACGATCTACACGCACTGCAAGCGGTTGGCGTCGCGCGTGGAGAAGCTGCTGGCGACGGGAATCGGCAGCGATGCGGCCCCGGCGACGATGAGTTTCGAGGGCGCGATCTCGTGGCAGGACGTTGAACAAGCGCGGACGAGCTAATCATGGCCGGCGATATCAAGCAAAAACTACTGGCAAGTGTCACGCTGGCTGATAGCGGTCTGAATGGCTTGGCGGCAAGCGGAACCTACGTCGGCGGCTACGAAACCAACGCCGTTGACAACGGCGGATACACAGGCGGGCCGTGCCTAGACTTCCTGCTCTCGGGACACTTCAAGGCGGCCGCCAGCAATCACAACGCCGGCAACATCGAAGTCTGGGTCATCGGTTCAGAGAACGACACGCCGACGTGGCCGGATGTATTCGACGGCACGGCCAGCACGGAAACGGTGACGAGTCGCAACGTGCTGATGGCGTGCGGACGACTGGCGGCGGTCGTTGCTGGCGACAGCGCCAATGACCGGGTGTATTCATTCGCTCCTGTATCGGTGGCATCGCTGTTCGGCGGCTCAGTGCCGGATCAGTGGGTCGTGTTCGTGACGCACGCTATCCAGTCAAGCACGAACGGGTGGTCCAGCAGCGGCCATGCGATCTACTACACGCCGGTCGTCGCCCAGTACACCTGACCTAGCGCGCCGTGTCGTACATCATTCTTCCCAGCCGCAGGACGCGCCAGCCGCAGGGGGCGGTGCGCGTTGATTGGTCGAATCCGCTTTCACTTGGGCTGAAAGCAACTTGGTGCTTCTCTCAGCCCAACGAAATAATCGGCGGTACACCGATTGTCCCGGGAGAGGCGGTTTACGACGTAGGCGTTGGCGGGCGCGGGCTTACAAATTACATCTATGGCAACGATTGTCCGATTCTTGCGTCGGACTCATCGACGGTTTTGCCGACCGGGCCCTGCACGATAGTCATTTATTCCAAATGGCTTGATGGCGCTTCTGCTTTGTTGTCGGCCGGAGATCCAGCGGAAACAACGTCCGAATGCCATATTTTTGCGCCATATTTTGGTCGATTGTATTGGCGCTATGGCAATGGTACAGGGATTGATGTTGCGTACACTGGCGGCGGGGATGATGTAGTAGCTGTTACTGCGGGCGGCGCACTGGGCCGACAAATTTGGGTAAACGGCAATTTGTTGCTTGCAGATTCAAGCACAATTACGCGGACACAAACAAGCGCCGGGTTTGGTCTTGGCTACCCGGTTTTGGGTCGGCGCAACGGCGAGCGTCGATATTGCCTGCACATCTTCCACCGGCAATTTTCTGCTGGCGAAATGGCAGAGATTGGCCGCAACCCGTGGCAAATCTATCGCGGGGATCCCCGCCGCCTCTACTTCGGAGCGGGAGCGACGGGGGGGGCGGAGACGACGTGGACGTACACGCCGAGCGGCGGAATTGCTCTTGGTGGATCCGCCAACCTGCTGAGAGGAAAGATTTACGCGCCGTCGGGTGGCGTGGCATTGGCCGGGTTAGCGGTAACGGACGGCAAGCACAACTACGCCTACGCTCCCGGCGGCGGGTTAACGATTGCTGGTGCGGCTGCGCTATTGAGGAGCAAGGTCTACACGACCGCGGGTGGGGTGACGATCGCCGGCGCGGCTGATCTGCTCAAAGGCAAGATCTACGGTCCATCCGGCGGGATGACCCTGGCCGGGGCTGCGACCACGTCCTACAACGTGGCGGGGGCAACATCCTACCCATACCAGCCAACCGGCGGGATTGCGCTGGCCGGGACAGCGACGACCACGGCAACCAAGTTCTACGTCGCCCCGGTATCCGGCGGCATCGTCATTGCCGGCACGGCGGCGAGCTCGTTCACCAGCACGGCCGCGACTGATTTCGAGTACTTGCCTAGCGGCGGTTTCGCGTTGGCCGGAGAAGCGCTGTACCAGGGGCCGGATTCGGGCCTGGGCGGCACGCCCATCCGCCGTCGCAAACGCTACCTCATCCGCGACCGCGTCTACGACGACCTTGACCCGGCCGATGTGATCGCAGCGGCCAAAGGAGCAGGCGTCGACCTGGGCGACGTGCGCGAGGTCACCAAGGAGCGCGCCAAGCCGGTCGCCAAGCCGCGCCGGGCTGACGATGACGGGCGCGAGTACTGGCTGCCGCAGGAGTTCTGGGGCCGTGCAGCGGCGCAGCAACGGGCACAGGCTACCTCCCCCCTCACTGCCGACTTCTATCGCGCGGTAGAGGCTCTACGCGCTCCGCAGGGGACGATGCGTGGCCTTACGGGTCTGCGGCGGCGACGACAGGAAGAAGAAGCGATCCTGCTTCTGACGGCATGACGACAAGGATCCGATGATCGACCTTCGCGTGGCAGTGCTGGTGCTCTCCAGCGGCCTGTGCAAGACCTTTTTCGCCCAAAGTTACGGGCAACTGTTTCAGTACAAGCATTGGACCCGATCGCGACCGGACGCGGGCACGTTGGTGCGCAAGCAGTTCGTGCGGGTCGGCAGCGTGATTCATGCCAACCGCGAGGTGCTGGTCGCCCAAGCGCTGGAGTGGGGCGCCACGCATGTCCTGTTCATCGACGATGACATGTGCTTCAACCCCAAGGCGGTGGAGGTGCTGCTCGGACGCAAGCAGCCGTTCGTAGCCTGCAACTATCCGCGGCGACTGTTGCCGATCAAGTTTACCGCCTGTGCGTTGGACATGGTCACGCCGATGGTTACCAACGAGCAAAGCGAGGGGCTCGAGGAAGCAGGCTATACCGGCTTCGGCCTATCGTTGATCGAGCGCCAGGTATTCGAGAAGGTACCCCAGCCGTGGTTCCTACCGCGCTGGCGCGAGGAGTCGAAGTCCTACACTACCGAGGATTGGCCGTTCTGTGAAAAGGTGCGCGAGGCCGGTTTTCAAGTGCTGGTTGATCACGATGCCAGCAAGATGGTCGGCCACATTGGCGAGCACGTTTTCGAGTGGACGCAGCAAGGGGCGGCGTGATGCCGAAGGTGCTCAACGTCGGCAGTTCGCACAAGAGCATCGCGCTTCCTGCGCTGTTTGCCGATTGGGAGCAGATCCGGCTCGACATCGACCCGGCTACCGAGCCCGACATCGTCGGCGATGCGCGCGACATGATCAACCAGGAAGGCGAGCAGGTCCACGCCGTTTACTGCTCGCACAATCTGGAGCACTTTCACCCGCACGAAGTGGCGGTGGTGCTGCGCGGCATGCGACATCTGCTCAAGCCGCGCGGATTCGCGGTAATTGCCGTGCCTGATCTGGGTCGAGCGGCGCGGGCGATCGTCGAGCAGGGCGTAGACAGTGTGTTGTACGACTCGCCGGCCGGGCCGATCACGGCTTTGGAGATGGTTTACGGGCGCGCCGACATGGTGGCGGCCGGGAAGCAGTACTTCTCGCACAAGACCGGGTTCAGCCGAGAGTCGCTGCGCGCAGCGCTGCTGGCGGCCGGTTTTGAGCGAGTGGAGATGCAGGCCGGCGACGAGTTCACACTCGTGGCGGTCGGCTATCGTGACAACCCGACAGGAGAGTAGATGGCTGACATTGACGCACTGACCCCGCAGGAACAGCAGTACTTCGAGTCTGGCGGCGAGGCCGCCCCGGAAGCGCCCGTTGAGACACCCGCGGTCGAGCCTGAGCCCGAGCTTGTACTCGAGGCTTCTGCCGACACGCCCGTGGCCGAGCCCGAGAAGGCGCAGGAACCGCACAAGCATGTTCCGCTGCCGGTGCTGCTCGAGGAGCGCAACAAGGCGCGGGCGCAGCGCGAGCAGTTCGAGCAGGAGCGGATCAAGTGGGCCGAGGACAAGGCCCGGCTGCAGGAACGGATGGATATCATCGCCCGATCGATGCAGCAGCGCCAGGAAGCGCCGCCGCCGCAGTTCGACGACGACCCGATCGCGGCCACCCGCTATGGGTTCGAGCAAACGGGCAAGGCGGTGCAGTCGCTCGAGGAGCAGGTGAACAGCATGCGCGCCGAGCAGGAGCAGGCGCAGCGGGCACAGCAACTCACCCACGCGGCCATCGCGGCCGAGACGGCGTTCAAGAAGTCCGCGCCCGACTACGACCAGGCGATCGAGCATCTGGTCAAGACGCGGGCGAGCGAGCTCCAGGCGCTGGGCTATCAGGGCCCGCAGATCCTGCAAGTCATGCAGCAGGAGCGGGCCGCGGTACTCGAGCAGTCCCTGCGCTCGGGGCGCAATCCGGCCGAGACGCTGTACAACCTGTCGCGCGTGCGCGGGTTTGCGCCCAAGGCAGTCGAGCCGCCGGCCGAGCAGCGGATGCAGAAGCTCGAAGCGGGCAGCAAGGCCGCATCAGGAATCGACAATGTGGCCGGTAGACAATCAAAAACTATCGGGATACAGTCTTTGATAGAAATGTCTGATGACGAGTTCTACAAGATCTCGAGCGACGAGAAGGCTTTCAGAAGGCTCTTCGGCGAGTAGGTAGGCTCGATTCGGTTCTCCCCCGACAGCGGAGCGAGGCGCCCGAGCGATAGTGGGCGGTGCGTGGCTGGTCCTGCGTGAACGGATCTGGATCGTGATGACGCGACGAAATGCGTCCTGACTTTCCAACCGTTCAAGGGATCCAATCATGGCCGTTTCTAGCTGGGGCGTAAACAACGCTCTTGCAGTCAAGCTGTGGTCGAAGAAACTGGCCGTCGAAGCGCTCAAGGAGTGCTACGTCGGCAAGTTCACCGGCACCGGCAGCAATTCACTCATTCAGGTCAAGACCGAAGCCAGCAAGAGCGCTGGCGACAAGGTCACCTTCGGCCTGCGCATGCAACTGACCGGCGCCGGCATCCAGGGCGACAACACGCTCGAGGGCAACGAAGAAGCGCTGGCAACGTACAGCGACGCCGTCATCCTCGACCAACTGCGCCATGCGGTGCGTTCGGGCGGCAAGATGTCCGAGCAGCGCGTGCCGTTCAGCGTGCGCGAAGAGGCGTATGCCGGGCTCAAGGATTGGTGGATGGACCGCTATGACACCTGGTTCTTTAACCAGATGGGCGGCAAGAGCGGCGTCACCGACACGCGCCTGACCGGCAACAATGCCGCCGTGGTGCCGACGGCAACGACCAATCACCTCTGGGCGTCGGCTGATCACACCACTGACGAGACGCTCGACTCGAGCGGCGACAACTTCACGCTCGCAGCGCTCAACAAGGCCGTGGTGCTGGCGAAGACCAACTCGCCGATGCTGCGCCCGGTGCGCGTCAACGGCGGCGAGTACTACGTCTGCTTCCTGCACCCGGGCCAGGTCTACTCGCTGCGCACCGACACCACGTCGATGGAGTGGGCTGACATCCAGAAGGCGGCGATGATGGGCGGGGACGTGAAGAACAACCCGCTCTTCACTGGCGCGTTGGGCGTCTACAACGGCGTGATCCTGCACGAATCGACGCGGGTTCCGAAGGGCCAGAACAGCACCACGCTGGTCGAAGTGGCGAACACTCGCCGCGCAATCCTGTGCGGCGCGCAGGCGGCGACGATGGCCTTCGGGCAAGGCGGCAGCGAGAACAAGTTTTCGTGGACGGAAGAACTGTTCGACTACGAGAACCAACTTGGCGTTGCCGCGGGCACGATTGCCGGGCTGAAGAAGACCATCTTCAACAGCAAGGACTTCGGGTCCATCGTCATCTCGTCCTACAGCCTCTACTAAGGAGAGACAGACATGGCAACCTACCAGCCCACCACCAAAGTCGGCAGCAATGCCGAATACGTCGGCGGCGGCGTCAACTCCGTTGGCGCCATCTGGGACATCCCGTCGATCACGTTGGGCACGGCCGATGTCCTGGCCGGGCCGACACTGCCCAAGAACGCCCGCGTTCTGGCAGTCACGCTGTTCGCCAACGACTGCGATACCGGCACCTCGCTGACGCTCGATGTCGGCGACTCGGCGGACGACAACCGGCTCATCACCGGAGCGACGATCGGTCAGGCGGGCGGCGTATCGACTGCGCTGGTGGTCACCACCGGGATGAACTGGAAGACCACCGCGGCGACGCGGATTGATGTCACCCCGCAGGCGGCATCGGCCGGCAGCGCCAGCACCACGCAGATGGTGGGTCTGAAGATCGACTACATCATCGAAGAGGAATTGGCCTAAGAGCCAAGGGACGGGGGCCGGTTCGCCGGCCCTCTCCCGCTACCGTATGCGACGCAGACAAATCCTGGGGGCGGTGAGTGGGAACCTACAGCGACCTGCAGTCCCAGATAGCGACCGAGCTTGCGCGGACAGACCTGACCGCGCCGATTCAGACGGCGATTCTGGCCGCAATCAGGCACTACCAGCGCCGACTATCTCTGTTTGGCCAAAGCACGCAAAGCATCAGCACCGTAGCCGGCACCGCTGAGTACGCGCTTTCGTCCGACTTTCTGGCTATCGACTTCGTGCAGATTGCGAGCACGAACGGCACTTACACGCTCGACCCCGAGCTTTACGACGTGCTGGCCGCGCTGGACATCACCGGCCTGCGCAGCGAGCCCGATCGGTACGCCTACCGCAACTACAAGCTGCGGCTCTATCCGATCCCCGACGCGGTATACATCGTGACGGTCTACTACTGGCAGGCGCTGGCCGCGCCCACCGGGGCATCGGACTCTACCGGGTGGACCAATGACCTGCTCGACCTGATCCGGCATCGGGCCAAGGTTGACTTGGCGGCCAATACGCTGCGTGATGACCAGGGCGCTGCGGTGTATCGCGCGGCCGAGGTCGACACGCTCGACGGCGTCATCCTGCAGCGCGATCGGGCGTTGAGCCTGGGCCGCGTGGTGCCGACCGAGTTCTGACGTGGCGCAATTCCTGCAACTGGCAGGCTTCGTGCCCGATGCGGACCCAACCACGCCGGGCGTGCTGCTGGACTGCAATGGCTGGATCCCAAGCCAGAAGGGCATGCGCACGGCCTACGGGGCGTCCGACGCCGGCTACGCCGCGCTTGGCGCGACCTGCACCGGGTTCTACTTCTCGCGCCTGACCGACGGCACGGCGAAGTGCTATGCCGGCACGGCGACGGGACTGTTCGAGCTCTCCGGTACGACGTGGACCGATCGTGACGGCGGGGCCTCGCTGACCAGCGGCGTGAACTGGCGCTTTGCCACGTTGGGCAACGTCACCTACGCCAGCAATATCTACAACAAGATCCTGAAGGCGACCACGGCCGAGTTCTCGTCGGTGACCGAGGCGCCCAAGGCAGCGCTGTTGGCGACCTCGTTCGGGTTCCTGATCGCGGCCAATTACGACGACGGCACGGCAACGCCAGATGGCGTCTATTGGTCGGCGCAGTTCAACGCCGATGATTGGACGGCTGACGTGGCGACCCAGTGCGGCTTCACCCGCCTGCTCGACACGCCGGGCGAGATCACGGCCCTGCGGACCATCAACGAGCAGGTGGTCGCGTACAAGCAGCGCTCCATGTATCTGGGCGTCTATCAGGGGCAGGGCCCGTACTTCTGGGTCTACCGGCTGCTCTCGGCCGACATCGGCGCGGTCAGCCAGGAGTCGGTGGTCGATGTCGGTTACGCGCACTTCTTCGTCGGCTACAACGACCTGTGGATGTTCAACGGCTCGGTGCCGCAGAGCATTGGTGCTGGCGTGCGGGAGTGGTTCTTCCGCGATGTCGATCGGGCCAACCTGTCCAAGATCCAGGGCCTGTATGACCGCGATCACGGGCTGGTGTACTGGTTCTATCCGGTGCCTGGCGGGGCGGGGGCGCTGACCAAGTTCATCGTCTACAACGTGATGACGCAGCGCTGGGGCGCGGGCTCGCTGGCAATCGAGTGGGCGGCCGAGGCGCTGACGCCGACCACGACGTGGGACAGTTGGGCCGGCACGTCGACCTGGGATGCGCTGTACACGGCCACCTCGACGTGGGACATCGGCACGCTGGCCACGGCGCGTCCCTATCCGGCAGTGATGACCACTGAGCACAAACTGGCCTATCTGTCTGGCGTGTCGGGGAGCTCGAGCTTCACCACGGGTCGGGTGGGCACTGAGGATCAGGTGGCGTTGTTGCGCCGGGTGGCGCCGCGATGGCTGACTGCACCAACGTCGGCGACGCTGATCAACTACTACACCATGACGCCGGGCAGTGCCTTGACCGAGGGCGCGACCACGGCGATGAACACGCAGAAGCGGTTCGACCTGTTGCGTTCTGCGCGCTGGCACGCGGTGGCGATGCAGACGACGGGCACGGCCGAACTGGCCGGGATCACGGTGGACGCGGTGCCGCAGGGGCGCGAATGAGACGCCTGAACGAAATGATCGTGCTGCCGCTGGCCTTTGGCGCGGACATGGCGCGGCACTTGACCGAGGTTCTGCGCGACATGGCGCGCACGGTCAACAGCATGCTGACCGGCGACGTGGTGGTCAACGGTACGCTGCAGGTGGGCGGGGCAGCCAATCATGCCCAGTTCGAGGCCGATGGCACGCTGGTGTTTGAAGGCGATGCCACGGTGTGGGATGACTTGCTGGGCGCCGCAGTCAACCTGCAGCAGTCAGGCCCGGGCGTCAGCAGCAACCTGGCCGAAAATCAGGTTGAGTTCACGACTGCGGCGAACCTGAGCGATTACCTGCTCGACTCGCAGCAGTTGAGTCACGCTTGGGATGGCGGGGTCATCTACCCGCACCTGCATGCGTGGCAAACCACGTCGGCGGCGCCGAATTGGCTGCTGCAGTATCGCTGGCAGAAGATGAATGCTGCCAAGGTGACGGCGTGGACTAACCTGAAGTGCAACACGGCGGTCTTCACCTACCCCGGCAGCGGCACGTTCCATCAGTTGTTCACCACGGCTGCGGGCATTACGCCCCCGACCGGAGCCGGGATCAGCGACATCATTCAATACCGCATTCTGCGCGACAACGCCAATACCAGCGGCGTGTTTGCCGGCGCGGATCCGGTCGCAGCGACGGCGGCAGTGAGCAGCTTCGACACGCACATCGCGAAGAACACGCTGGGCAGCAGGTCGATAACCACGAAGTGAGGCATGCATGGGCGTACCTACCGCGCGCACTGATCTCTCGGCCACCGCGGCCAGCAATTCGCCGGCCGGTGCGGACACGATCGGCTCCAGCACCGGGCCCGACGACTACCTGCGCGCTCATGCGTCGCTGATCCGCGCCAACTACGACGACATCCTGCTGCGGGCGACGCTGGCGAGTCCGTTCTTCACCGGCACGGTGAACCTGTCCGACGCCAATCTGGCGATCAGCGGTTCGGCCAAGCGCATCACTGCGGACCTGTCGGCGTCCACGGTGGCCAACCGGACGATGGTGCAGACCAGCATCAGCAATGGCTCGAGCAACCTGGGGATCATCCCCAACGGGACCAGCACCACGGCGTCGTTCCAGGTCTTTGGCGATCCCGACGCGACCGACTGCGTGCGCGGCATCTTCGGCTGCTTCACCGCCAGCGAGGTGACGGTCGAGTCGGGCATCACCGGCACTGCCACCTATGTGCCGATGCTGTTCAAGGTATCCGGGGCGACGCAGTGGGGCATCGAAATCGACGGCCGCGTCTACGGGACCAACTTGCACAACGTCGGCACGGTGACCGGCACTGCCAAGCAATACTTGGCCAGCGGCACGTTCACGCCGACGGCCGAGGCCAGCACCAACGTGACCAGTTGCGACTCGGTGGCCGGCGGCAAGTGGTCGCGCGTCGGCAACGTGGTCAGCGTGACCGGAACGGCGACGGTGACGCCGACGGCCGGGTCGGGTGCGGACACGATCTTCTACCTCACCATCCCGATCGCGTCTGACTTCACCGAAACCTACCACGCTTGCGGGGTGATGGTCGGGCAGGACACGGGGTCGAACACGTCGACCAATACCGGCACCGTGTCTGCGGACACGACCAACAATCGCGTGCTGCTGCGCTTTCGCAACAATGCCGGGTCGGCGATCGTGGTCCGCTACTCGTACCAGTACGAGATTCTGTGATGCTGCGCTTCATTCCCGTTTCGCAGTTGTCGCGAGTGTGGCCGGTGGTGCGACAGCACATCCAGCACGCGAACGACAAGCTAGGGGAGAGGAACACGCCCGAGGAGATCTACTATGCGCTGCGGCAGGGCATGGCGGGACTGTACTTGGCGGGCGACGGTGCAGGCGTCTTTGTCGCGCAGAAGGTGGTGGAGCTTGACGGTACGACGAGTTGCTTCATCTGGCTTGCCGTTGGTCCGATGCGCGATCAAGTGCTCGAGTTGCAAAGGCAGTTGGAAGGTATCGCCCGAATGATCGGCGCAAAGCGGTTGCGGATGCGCAGTCCGCGCAAGGGCTGGGAGCGGGCCACGCAAGGGTATTGGCGAGTGGCCGAGACGCTGTACGAACACAACCTGGAAACGAACCATGAATATGATCCACTTCCTGCTCTCGATCCTGCGCTGGCCGCTTAGGTTTGGCATCGGCGGCGGTGGCGGTGGCGGCTCCAACGTAACCGAGTGGAAGCCGCTCGATGAGTTGCGCCCATACCACCAGCAGGTGGTGAGCAATGCCGCAGAATTGTCCTCTCAGCCATACGATCCCTACCCGTACAACCGGGTAGCGGACATGAACAGCACGCAACTGGAGGGGCTCCAGTACGCCGCTGACCTGTCGCGGAGCGGAAGCCCGGCCACGGCAGCCGCGGGCAACATGACGCTGAACACGCTGACGGGTGGGTACAAGAACCCGTTCGCAACCGGCACCACGGCGGTTGGGCAGAACGACTTCATGGGCATCAACAACCCCTACCTGCGCGGGATGATCCAGAGCGGGCAGGAGGATCTGGCCAAGGCGTACCGTTTCGGCACCGCACCGCAGAACGATGCGATGGCTGCGCTCAGTCGCAACTACGGTGGATCCGCGCACCAGCAGGCCACGCAGATGAACCAGGACCAACTGCTGAAGGCGCTGCAGGGAGTGGAGAGTAACTACGGCAACATGGCCTACCAGCAGAGCGCCGGGCTGGCTGAGTCGGCGCTTGACCGTGGCGTGCAGGCGCAGCAGGCCGATCGGGCGAGTGCGAGCGGGGCCTGGGAGTCGGAGCGGGCCCGGCAGATGGCCAGTGTGCCGCAAGCGCTGGGGCTGTACCAGAACGACCTCAACAGCGCCAAGACGCTGACCGGGGTGGGCGACGCGCTGCAGCAGCAACAGCAGACGGTGTACGACGATCTGGCCAACGAATGGGCGCGCAGCCAAGCCTACCCGCAGCAGCAACTGGATGCGTTCCTGAACACGCTGATTCGGGCCTCTGGCGGGTTCGGTACGAACACGCAGACGACGACGCAGAACAACAGCATCAACCCGGCCAGTGCGTTGCTGGGTGGTGGCCTGATGGCTTACGGGATGATGTAGGGAGCGGCGATGGCAGATCCGATCACGATGGGGACGGCGATTGCGATGTTCGCGCCCGAGGCGCTGGCCGCGGAAACGGCGGCAGCAGCAGCGGGAGCAGCGCTGGCGGAAGGCGCGGCCGGGGCGGCAGGAACTGCGGCGGCGTTGAGTCCATTGGCGCTCGAGGCCGGCGGCGGGATGGTGGGCGCCATGAGCCCGCTGGCGATAGAAGCGGGCAGCGCTGGATTCGGCCCGGCGGCAATGGATCTTGCTGGGTGGACAGGTGGCGTTGCCGGGGCTGACAAGATGGGCACCATGTTGAACAAGATGGGGCCAAAGCTCGCCGGGCAGATGGGCCAGCAGATGATGGACGAAAAGCAGCAGCCGATACCCCAGGCGGGCAGCCCGCGCATGGGCGGGCAACAGCAGCAGGCCCAGCCGGTAGCAATCGACTATGGCGGCGCGGCGCAACGCCGGCCGGCAGGCAGTGCGGAGATGCTGGGCATTGACAACGAAGAGTTGAAGCGGCTGCTGATGAGCCTGAGGGGGTACTGACATGAGCAGTGCAGGCGGGGAAGATCCCAGCGTTGTTGTGCCGACCGCTCCGGTCGATCCAGCGACCCAAGCGGCCCAAATGGCCGCAGCGGCGCAGGCGATGGGCGCGCTGTTCGGCTTGCCACGCTACAGCGGCACCAACGCGATCGGCCAGCCGTACAGCAACCAGTTGAAGCCCGGGGCCGACTTCATGGCCAAGCGCACAGCGCAGGCGGCCGAGAACGAGCGCGTCACCAATGCCTTCAAGGCCAAGCAGTACATGCCCAACTGGGCGGTGCAGCAGCCAGCGGCGCAGTGGACGGGTGCGCGCCCGAATCCGGCCTCGTACTTTCCCGGCATTCGCAACGTGAGCGGTGGCACTCCGGGCAGCGGGACCAACCTGGGCTTCGGAACCATCTTCGGCGCGCTGGCGCCAAGCGGGAGGGTGCCTGGTGGCGGGGCGCCCAACGTGCTGCCCAATACGATCGGCAACGGCGGGACATCGACCCCGCCATCGGGCCCGCGCCCGCGAATTGTCCCGCCGCCCTACATCGGCGGTGGTGGCGAGACGCGGATCCCGAATCCGGCAGTGACCGGAACAGGCAGGGCGCCCGTCCTGACCGAGGCGCCCAATCAGGCCGAGTTCCTGCTGCCGACGCAGACGGTGACGGGTGGAACGACGACTTCGCAGGCGACGGGACAGAACGTGCGGCGGACGGTGACGCTGCCCAACGGTACGCAGCAGTGGGTGAACGAGGTTGTGCCGGTCGATCCGCAATGGGCCGGCTACTACATCCCGCCGCAGTATGTCGGGCACGCACTGCCCGGGGGCGCTTTCACCTCGCTGTTTCCCAACAGCGACGGTACCGGATGGGTAAAGACGCCGCCGCCTGATTGGGGGCCGAATTGGCGACCGGCAGCCGCGCCGCGGCAGCTAGGGGGTTGAGATGGACGCATACGGACAGGCGATCAATCAATACGTCCCGCCGACGCTCGAGGAGCTCGATGCCCGGCGCAGACGCGATGCGGCACTGGCTGCGGGCGCGGCGATGCTGATGGCGAGCGGGGGTCGCAACAACCTTGCGCAGGCGCTGGGCGCGGGCGGGCTGGCGGCGCTGGGCTCGCGGGGGCGATCAGCCGATGCGGCGCGAGACGACATGGTGGCCGGCTACCAGATGGAGCAGTTGCAGCGCCAGAACGCGCAAGCGCGGGCGCTCGAGGCCGCGCTGCCGGAACTGATCAAGGCCCAGTTCGCGCCCGAGGCGGTAGCCGGTGCGGTGCAGAAGGCCCCGGGGGCGGCACTGCCGATCCTCGACATGGTCGACAAGCGCAACAAGGCCAAGCTCGAGCAGACCAAGATCGAAGCGGACATTCAAGACAAGCGGCTCAAGATCGCGGAGAAGTTCGCCAACCAGGCCGCGTACTTGGCTAAGGGCACGCCGACCCCGCAGCAAGTGCAGAAGTTCGCGCAATCGCTCGAGGCCAACGGGGTGCAGGGCATCCTGGGGCAGGTACCGTTCCAATCGTGGGCCAATCCCGACGAAGCGAAGTCGAACCTGTCGGCGATGGCGTCGATGTTCTACGACATCAAGGACCGGATGACGCAGGAGGAGACGGGGCGGCACAACCTGACCACCGAGGGGCAGACGGCGGCGCGGGATGCCGCCAGCAAGGCGAACCAGGAAGCGCAGTTGCAGGTATCACGCGGCAATCTCGGCGTGGCGCAGGCCAATGCCAACGCGCTGCGCCCGCAGATGGTCGGCGATGCGATGTATCTGTTCGACCGGGCCGGCAATGCCAAGCCGGCGACGTTGGGCGGGCAGCCGATCAAGGCGGCGCCGCAGGTGAGCGAGACGACGCTGCAGAAGTTGGCGCAGAACGAGACGGCGCTGGCCGAGATTCAGCGGGCGCGGCAATTGGTCAATGACAATCCCGAGGCGTTGGGGCTGAAGAACTTCCTGCCCGAGTTGGCGATGCAGCGTATTGACCCGTCGGGGGTCGATACGCGCTCGGTGGTGGGCAAGATCGGCGCGCAGAAGATTCACGATCTGTCCGGTGCGGCGGTGACCGTGTCCGAGTTCCCGCGCTTGGCGGTCTTCATCCCGTCCGCTCGCGACACGCCTGAGGCGGCACAGATCAAGCTCAACAACCTGGAGCGCGAGCTCACCCAGGTGCAGTCCGAGTTGGCGATGGGAAAGAGCCTCGCGACGATGATCCGCGAGCGCACGGCGGCTGGAGCGGTGAGCCCGATCGGGCAGGCGCCGGCAGGACAAGCCGCAGCGCCGCCGCCAGGGTATGACCAGTTGAAGCCCGGCGATACCTATGTCGGGCCGGATGGCAAGACGCGAAGGAAGCGGTGATGGGCTGGCAAGACGACCCGGTAGTCGGCGGCGGCTGGCAGGACGATCCCATCGTCGAGGCTGCGCCGCGCAAGCGCACGCGCATGTCCGAGATCATCAGCGCATCGATGCCCGGCATTGCCGGCGCGTACGGCATTGACGCCATCATGGGCGCCAAGCAGACGCTCGACGCAGCGGCGCAGATGGCCGCGCGGGCGACCGGCTGGGGCGTGCAGGATACCGAGGCGGCCAACCAGTTCACGATGGACGCCTACCAATCGACCGACCCGGCGAGCCGTCCTGGCGCTGGGCTGGCGCGTGGCGGCGGGCAGGCGCTGCTGATGGCCCCGCTGACGCCCGCAGCGGCCGTTACGACGCTGCCGCGAGCAATCGGCATGGGTGGTGTCACTGGCGGGCTGGCGGGCGCTCTTACGCCCATCTATGACGCTGGAGACGACTTCTGGAGGAAGAAGGCGGGTGAGGTCGGGACGGGCGTGGCGTTGGGTGCCGGCATGGGCGGGCTCGGGTATGGCGCAGGGCGCGTGCTGGCCCCGGAGACGCGACCGGCGGCGCAAGCGCTGCTCGAGGGCGACGTGCGTCTTTCGCCGGGGCAGGCCGCGGGCGGATGGCTGGGGCGGCTCGAGGAAGGCGTGATGAGCGTGCCGGTGGTGGGTGACGCGATCAAGGGCGCACGTCGGACGGCCGCCGAGGACTTCAACCGGATGGCGTACAACCAGGCGCTGCGGCCGATCGGGGAAAAGGTGACCAAGGCCGACCCGGTGGGCTATGCCGGCGTCGAGGCGGTGAGCAAGAAGATCTCCGACCGCTACAACGCCGTGCTTGACCAGATCAAGCGGGTGAACATCGATCAGGCTTTCCGCAACGAGGTCGGCAAGTTGTACTCGATGGCCGACGACCTGGGCGTGGCGCCGCAATTCGAGGCGATCGTCAAGCGGCGCGTGATCGACAAGATGACGCCGGCCGGGACCATGTCGGCCGAGACGATGAAAGTGGCCGAAAGCGAACTGGGCGCCATTGCGGCCACGTTGCGGCGCAGTGCCGACAATACGCAGCGCGAGCTAGGCAAGGCGATCCGCGAGGTGCAGTCGTCCCTGCGTGGCGCAGTAGAGCGATCGGCAGGGCCGATGCGGGCCAAGCAATTGCAGGACGCGAACAAGGCGTGGTCGGAGTTTCTGCGCATCGAAGACGCGGCCAGCAAGGTCGGATCGCGCGAGGGCATCTTCACCCCCGAGGCGTTCAACGTCTCGGTGCACAAGATGGCGCCCAAGAAGGCGGTGAGCAAGGGCAAGGCGATCGGGCAGGAGCTCGCCGACGATGCCTTGTCGGTGCTGGGCCGCACGGTGCCAGACAGCGGCACGCCCTACCGGGCGATGGCGGCGGCGATCCTGGGCGGGGCGATCGAGCCGACGATCGCGACGACGGGTCTGGCGGCGATGCTGCCCTACACCGCGCCCGGGCGGGCGGCAACGGTGGCGGCGCTGGCTCGGCGGCCCGATGCGGTGCGCGCCGTCGGCGAGCGGATCAAGGAACTTTCGCCTTACCTTGTCCCTGGGAGCTTGGCGGCTTTCGGGCCTTCGCCTTGATGTGAGCGATGAACCACATCCCGGCGGCGAACCCGAGCCACTGGAGCCACTTTTCAAGGTCATCCATCGGGGCAGTATACGCCCGACACAAGAAAGCCAAGAAGTGGACGACACGCAGATGATCGCGGTTCTGAAGGAGCGGTTGGATCACATTCGCGAGGAGCAAGCGAGGTCTGATCGGCAGCGGGACGAAGACATGACCGAGATCCGCGCGCGGATGAAGGAGCTGGTGCACATCGCGCGCTTTCGTCCGATCGAGGCCGCGGTGTACGGGCTGGTGCTGCTGCTCGCCACGGGCCTGGTCGCCATCATGGTGAACAAGATATGGGGCGGTCCCTGATGGTCGCCATCGTCGCCAACTGGACGCGGCTTGTGGTGCTGATGCTGCCGTGGGGGCTGCTGCTGCTGGGCGCTCCGGTGCTGCTCTGGTGGACGTTCGAGCCGGTGCCGGTGACGATCAACTACGTCGCGCCGGCGCTGCTGTCGCATCCGGCGCGGACGCGCGAAGAGGCAGCCAAGTACTACGTCAGCGAGAGCGTCGGTGGGGTGACGCTGTGGCGCTACGTCGAAGCGTGCGTGCACCGTCCGATCCATGACGGAGAGAGCCATCGAGCATGGGTGGGCAGCGCGATGGTTTGGAATGCGCCGAGCCTGCCGTTGACCAGCGCGGGGCGGGGCGGCTGCTGGGCGCAGAGCATCGCTGTAGAAATACCTTCGAGTTCGCCAAGTCGAGACTTCGGTCTGCACCAGTGGCTGATCATCCGCACCAACCCCATCCGCACCGATCGAATTTCCTACGATGTGATCCCTCTGCGGATACTTGACGGGAAGGACAAATGACATGGGCCTGCTAGAAGAATTCGGCGCGTGGCTGGATCAGAAGAAGCGCAACGTTGTCGCCAACGCGCAGCAGCCGGGATTGCTGTGGTCGCAACTGAGCGAGGACATGAAGAAGTATCGACAGGACTCGCTCGACAACTATGGCGACATGAAGTCAGTGGTGCCCGAAGTAAAGGAACGGGCGGTGGACGAATTCAGTCGCGGCGGAATGGAACTAGGGGGTCTTGGCGGTTCGATGCAAGTGGCCGGCACCAAGATCGCGCCATTCGTAAAGCAAGGGTTGCTGGGGCAGTTCGAGACAACGACCCCTGGGCGCATCATCAACAAGACCAAGGCCAACAAAGGCTATTCGGTCAATCTACCAACGGGCGCTATCCCGTCGGAGGGGTTGATGATGGGCGTCTATCGCAACAGCGATCCGCGCAACCTTGTCGCTGACAAACTACAGCGCACTTTGCTTGAGCAGTTCGCCGAAACGAACAAGGTTCCGCTTTCGTCCGAGAGCAAGTACTTAGGCACTTGGGTGAATCCTGACAATGGGAAGACGTACGTCGACATCTCTCGCCTGTTTCCAGAGAAAGACTTGCGGCAAGCGACCAAGTTTGGCGAGCGCACCGGACAATTGGCCGGTTACAACGTCGGCAAACAAACATCGTTTCCGGTAGGCAACTGGAACGAGTTCGTGCGCTCCCCGGAGTTTGCCGGCAGGCTTGATGACATGGCCCAGGAAGGCCGCGCCTACCTCAACCAGTTCCCGAATGAAGGGCAGTGGTGGGACATGCATGGCGGCCCGTTTGAACGCGTCTACGGTACGCAGAACATGCCGCAAGTGGCGGGCTTCACTGCATCGACGGCGCCGAATTCTGCTCCGCGCGAGAACTTGCAGACGATGTCGGAGTACATGCGCCGGCACATCAAAGGCGAGCCTGTCATTCAGCCTGAATGGCGCGTTCCGGCTGGCGAGATGACGCGGCAGGAAGGTAAGAAAATCGGGATGGAGAAGTCGAGGTCTGCCAACCTGAACAAGACCTCTTTGGGGCTGCTCGATCAGTTGCGGCAAGACAAGGTGCGAGAAGAGGCGCTGGCGATGATGGGCGATCCCGGCGCCGTCGTGCTGGATAGGCACTGGGCGCGCCTAGCGGAGAACCCGAAAGCGGGGATCTTCACTGCGGCTCAGGAAGGAATCATTGAGCCTGGGAAGCAGTACCTGACACTCAAGGACGTGATCAGCGAACACGCGCAACGTTTGGGGCAGGAGCCGCGCAACTTCAGTGCAGACGTGTGGACCGGCATCCGCGAGCACATCAAAAACAACAGCGACCTATACGGCCAAAAGTTCAAGGGCAGCGCCATCACTGGCGATTCCAAGTCCTACGCGGACCACTTCGAGGAGTTGATCCGAGACAAGGCGAAGCACCTTGGGATCACTCAGCAGGAGATGGAGAAGCGCCTGCGCGCTGGGGATGCGACGTTGATGTCGTCGCTGTTGGCAAGCCCGCTTATCGCTTCGATTTACGGGAAGCTGTATGGCGAGCCGAGTTATGACTAGCGTGCAGTTGATGCTCGTATTGCTTGAACAGTGCCCATGACTTCCCGGCGGCGTCACCGACGGGGTCATGCGGATAGCCGGTGAACCGCTCCGCTTGCTTGGCGTGTTCTGGCGACAGGTGCGCGGGCCTAACCTTAAAGGACGGCATGATCGCTGCTCCTAAAGAACTGATCCTACACCCATGACCCTCACTCTGGAAGGTCTGAAGGCGCAATTTCAGCATCCAAACGTCCAGGCGTTCGCCCGCTGCGTCCGTAGCGCGGAATCCAACAACAAGGACGACGGGAGCGCCTACAGGACGCTCTACGGCGGCGAACAGGTCACCGACCTATCCTGCCACCCGCGCATCGCCAAAGTGTCACCCTGGGGCTATACGAGCGCCGCAGGGGCCTATCAAGCAATGTGCGCGGTTCCGGGGCGAGTGCAGACCGATACCTGGGGCGATTTCTGTCGTGACCTAGGCGTGCCGGTCGAGGCGATGCCGTTCGACCAGTCGACGCAGGATGCGTTCTGCGTGTGGTGCATTCGCCGTCGCGGAGCACTCCAGGCGGTGATCGACGGCGACCTCGAGCGCGCCGTGACCCTATGCTCGTTTGAGTGGGCGAGCTTCCCGCCAGGGCGCTACGGCCAGCCGACAACGACGATCGACAAGCTGCGGGCAGTTTTCCTGCAGTATGGCGGTTGGCTATCCAACGCAGACCTGATCCAGCCCGCCGCGCCTATCGAAGATCGCACGCTGGACGCCGTTACGCCGTCGACCGGCCACGCGCCGCAGGAACCACCGAAGGAGTCGCCTATGCCTATCCCTGCCATCATCCTCGGGCTTATCCAAGCCGCGGCGTCCGTGTTGCCTGTCATCGCGCAGATCAAGGGCGACAAAACGCAGAGTACCGCCACGCAGAACATCAACGTCGCATCCAAGGTGCTGGACGTGGTTGCGACGACGGTGGGCGCCGTCAATCAGCAACAGGCGGTCGAGATCATCCAGCAGGACCCGGCGGCAGCTAGGAAGGCAGAGGATGCGCTGCGGTCGCAGTTTTTCGACTTGTTGGCCTATGCCAAGGAGCAGGACGCCGCCAACTGGGAGCGGGGCGAAAAGAGCGTAGCCGACGCGCGCGGCTTCGGCGAGCGGATGCTGGGCAAGGAAGGCTGGGCCGGGATCGGCTTCGGCGCGCTGATCGGGCTGCTGTCGATCCTGATCATCGTTGGCGCCGGGTGGATGTTGTGGCGGCTGGCCGAGCTTGCGACAACGGATCAGACGACGCGCGGCCTGATCGTCGGCGCGGCAATCGCCATGCTGGGGCAAGTGGTGAGCTACTTCTTCGGCTCGTCGAGTTCCAGCCGGCAAAGTGGAGAGGCGCTGCGCAACATCGCGCAGGGAAAGGGAACAAGCCAATGAAGTTCACGGTATGGCAGGACAAGGCAGGCGCGTGGCGCTGGACGCTGCGCGCTAGAAACGGGCTGATCATCGCCGATTCGGCTCAGGGCTACGCCGCGCGCCGCAGCGCGGTCGCCATGTGCAAGCGGATCAACATGACCTTTCCGATCCTGGGCGGCTCCAATGATCACGCTTGACGACAGCGAGCGGCAACCGTGCGAAATCTTCACCCGCGTGATGGGCTATCACCGCCCCGTCGCGTACTTCAACGTCGGGAAAAAGGCCGAGCACGCGGAGCGCAAGTTCTTCCGCGAGTCGAAGTGCAACATCCAACCAAGGAGTCCGAGATGCTGAAATTCGCAGTGGCAGTAGTGGCGTGCCTGTTGACCGCAACGGCGCACGCCGGCCTATGGTGCAAGAACAGCAACGGCGAAACGCTGGGCTGGCAGATCGCCCAGCCGCGGCCGGCGAACATGGCGACGTTCGGCAACGCCGACGAGGTCGTCTGCATGGTCAACGCGCAGATCTACCGGGACATCGCATCCGGCGCGCTGGGCCTGCGTGACTTTCCGGTGCAGGCGGCGATCCCCGGCACGCTGGTCGCCGGCCCGACGGGCGACGGCGCCATCTACCGTGGCAACTGGGCGCGGTGGCTGATCGACAACCTGCCTTCGTCCTATGGCTGGTACGCCGACTGGGCGTACTTCGAATCCATCAACCCGTAAGGAGCAGAGCATGGACCACGATCCGCGCATGACCATCGCCGCGCAGGCGACCGGCATCCACGATTACACCGGCTTTCGGCATTCGGTGCGGCCAGTGCCTGACGAGCTCGCCAACGCCTACATTCCGCCGCAGTACGTCGGCAGGCCGTTGCCAGCCGGGGCGTTCAAGTCGCTGTGGCCGAATGGTGCCGGCATCGATTGGAACAAGAACAAGCCTGACGGCTGGTCGCCGGATTGGCGCCCGCCGCACTGGCAATATCGGCCGGATTTGTACGACTGATCCGGGGCAAAGCGACGAGGTCAGGAGCGGTCAGGAACATTGCCCGCCCCATTGCTGCGCCATTGCGGCCGCGATCCCGGCGTAGGTCTCGGCGCGTAATTTCCACCTGTCATCGCTTGGCGGCAACCTGTTCTGTCCGCTGTCGGTTTGATTTGCCCAGCGCGGCTTTCCGTTGACCATGCGCGGCTCGATAAACGCAGTCGGTCGCAGCGGCGGTAGTCCCTTGAGCCATAGCGCCGTTTGCTTGCTGGCATCGTGGCCGAAGTGGTACGGCTGGATGATTTGATCGGCCTTGCGAATGCGCGTTCCGATACATCCGACAGGGTTCTCGATCGCTATGCGCGGTATCTGCGCCGCCATCAACAGCCGAACGAAGTCGAGCGCGGTCTCGGTCTGTTGCGATCGCTCCGGTCTACGTTTGTTCCAGTGAAGGCCGCTGCTACACAAAAATGTACACGGGGGATGGGCAACCATAAGATCCCAGTGCGGCGATGCGCGCGGCCTACCAAACAGCACGCCGTCGCGCTCCATGTATTCGATGTCGTCATCCTCCATCGTTGGCCCGATGCACTGGCACTCGCAGGGATCGCCGTCGATGGTCTGGCACCAACCATCGCCGTCAGGATCGCAGTCGGCGGTGTACTGCACCGGCTCCCAACCATCGAGCAAATGCGTTACATCGCCGGAATAGTGCAGGCCCGGCGCTTCGGTTGGCAGGAGGTCGCACGACACTGCATGATGGCCG